ACCTGCAGAATTTAATGCCATGGTAAATTACTATCAATTTAAAGAACCAAAAGCAGTCCACTTTACAGATGGCGGACCGTGGCATGGTATCAATGACAACCTGGAATACTCCCAAGAATGGAACAAACTTTACGCGACCTTACAGAAAACAAATCAATAGTACTTGTAGGAAACTCTGTCGAAATGCTACAGCATGATCTTGCTGATTATATTGAAAGCTTTGACACAGTTGTGAGATTCGGTAATGGAGTACCTGACTACACTAATTCTGATAGTATTGGTGAGCGTACAGACATTTGGATTACTGGATTTTTAAGATATAAAAAGAGAAATAAGTTCCCAAAAGATTGTGCAGTACTGTTCAATCGTTCGCGTATGCATTTGGGGGACGATGCGGATGAGAGACATGACATACGTTTTAAATATGTCGATATGTTTTCGGACAAAGAGCTTGTGTCAATATTCAATTTAGTCGGAGCGGAGAACCACACAGTCATAGGCGCAAGGCCTTCTGCAGGTTTCATTGCAATTCAATATTTTTTACAGAAAACAAATTTTTCTACTCTTACATTGGTAGGATTTGATTTCTTTTCTAAGGCACTTCCAATTGTCGCAGGTGCGAACAATCCGTACAGTTGGCATATTCCTGTTAGCACAGTCAACAGCAATCCCCATTCCCCGAAGGAAAAAGAGATTGTACTTGATTTATATGATAGAGGAATAATTGATTGGAAAATTTTGACTGACTTAAATGAGGGTTACTTAGACCTTTCCTAAATAAAATCCCCTTTCTACTAATTTTCCTGTGGTTGCTTTTTGCTTTGCAGTTTTTGTTAGTAACACTTCGTTCAATCTAGCGTTTCTAAAATTTAGTGGTATCTGGTCTATGAGTCTTGTATAACAATCCCAAGGTACTGATAATTGTACTCCTGTCTGTAAATTTAGATAATCTTTTGCTAAAAATCTATGTTGAACATCTATGCTCCAAGACTTTCTTAACATTACATTATAGTCTAGCAACTCTTTTGCTCCTACAGCATCTAGCTCTACTAATGTATCGATCTTTCCATTTACATATAAAGGCGACCATGAATGATTATAGAATGTAAGTGCTTCAAAGAAAGCAAGATCTTTACACGCTATTAATTTAGTATCTATTGCAGGTCTATTACCATTACTTACTGGCATCTTCTGATTCATGAAGAATAAATCTTTGTCATGAAATTCACACAATCTGTCATAGTTAAGTAGCACAATTGATTTATCAACTAATGGTATGTTCTGATGAGATTTTGTAGCTATACCAAGTATGCCATAATAATTTGCCAAATGACTTTTATCGAATACTAAGTCTCTACTCAAAAATGAAAGTGAAGATTTGAAGAACTCTGCTGGTGGTATATCGCCTTCATCAATTGGTCTATTGAATATTCTATTACCATACCATACAACCATTCTTTTTGCGAGTCCACCTTTATCTTTCCAGTGGTCTTTTAAATGAAAAGTCATTCTTGATATATGGTCTGCTCTCCACCACGATTCGTAAATCTTAATGTTCTCAAAGTTATTTATCATCCAAGACACTTCTTTGTCTACCCAGTCTTCTTTGTGTATAAATAAGTGCAGACGAAACCCTGACTTATTCAGTAGAGAAGCTAAAGTGAAAAATGTCCAATCTTTCTTATATGTTGTTACTAGTTCTATCATCCGTTTGTTACCTTCATGTTCCAAAAGTTATTCAGGAACAGCTCTTTTCGTTGCTCTGCATCTTCATCAAAACTAAAGATTATGCCTGAGTTTTTTGCTGAGAATATCTTCATTAGACATTCTTTAGCATTTTTGTTAGCTATTGCATGGTAAATACTTTCGTAAGTTAAAAGAGATTTTTCTCTATCCTCTTTTGTATGCGATACCATACTTAATTGTTTGTCTAGCATGAGTGCCATCAATCCCATTTCACTGTTAGGCATTGTTGCACACTCTTTGCAGTTTGCAAGAAGTTCAAAACCTCCCACCTTTTTATCGAGTACATTTTCGTCCCCGTAGTCTTTTTTCAGTTTTGCTATCCACACTTTCTGAGTGATTGGGTGTGGTTTAATTACAAATCCGTTATCAACAGCACGTCTTACTCTACCCCAATGTATACACTTACCTTTTGTAATTAAGTTAGTACCTGGTAAAAATATTACTTTATCATGGTACTTTTCATTTACACCTAGAGTATACTTATTATGAAAGTTGTTTACAATTTTTTTACATCTTTCATGGTCTATCTCTAAGTAAGGGTCATTAGCAATCGCCTCTAATAATCTGTCATTAATTTTAATACTAGAAACTCTTAGATAAATACCGTTTCCTAGAAAGTCCGTATATAGCCATTTGTGTACTGTATTAAGAGCATTAGTATTGAACCATATGTCGTACTGAAATTTTGCACCTCTATAAGATTCATCAATAATTCTTTCTTTAAAAGCTTCTAAAGTATTTAAATCTTTTATAGGTCTATACGAAGACCCTGACTTCATAAAATGAGTAGGAATATCTCCCAAAGATTCCTTTATCGTCATGGCCTCCAAACGTTTACCTTTTCTTTTAACTGCCATTTTTTAGGTCAAATATTTGTTTCTCTAAATTTCTCATTCTCTTTTCTGATTCTTCAATTGAATCATATAACGCATGCATCATGCTTTCCATCTTATTATTAACATACTCTGGTGTTATTTTTGTTTCTTTTTCAAATCCGCCTTCGCTTTTCATTCTTAGTTGCTTTCACTCCATTTTGAGCCATCCCAGAATGAGAATCCGTAGTCGTCTAGACTGGAAACTTCTGTGTCGAATAAAGTTCCCACCTGTGAGGCTGTTGTTCTTTCGTATACAACAGTAGATGTATTAAATACTGTTGTGGTTAAATGATCTGTTGAGATCGTGGTGTCTGTAGTTCTTGTAGTATTGAAGGTAGTTGTAGTAGTTCTGCCTGTAGCAAATGTTGTTGTTCTACTAGTTTCAAATCCTGTAGTTGTATTAAACGCTGTCGTTCTTGAAGTTTCTGTACTTCTGGAAGACCCTGTTGACCTACTTGAACCTGTGACATTTTGAGTATTAAAAGTAGTTGTAGTACTTTTACTCGTTCCAGTTGTTCTAGTTGTAAGCGTACCTTGTGTTGTCGCAAACGTAGTTGTTGTTCCTCTATCTGTAAGAGTTGACCTACTTGACCCTGTTCCTCTGTCTGTTAGGAAAGTGGACGTAGTAGTTTTACTTGTACCAGTACTTCTACTTGAAGCAGTACTTGTATTTGTATTAAAGACTGTAGAAGTATCTCTGCTAGACGCTGTACTTCTTTGAGTACCTGTAGTAGTATTTGTGTTAAATACTGATACAGTAGTTCTACTTGATGCAGTACCTCTACTAGTAATAGTAGATTGAGTTGTATTAAATACTGATGTAGTAGTTCTGCTAGACGCTGTGCTTCTAGTTGTAATTGTACCTTGTGAGGTAGCAAATGTAGTAGTAGTGTCTTTAGATGTAATAGTACCTCTACTTGTTAAACTTAGTCTCGAAGTATTAAATGTTGTTGTAGTATCTCTGCTAGATGCTGTACTTCTTTGAGTACCTGTGGTCTTCGTTGTATTAAATACTGTTGAAGTATCTCTACTAGATGCTGTACTTCTTTGTGTACCTGTAGATTGAGTTGTATTAAATACTGTAGAAGTATCTCTACTTGAAGCAGTCGATCTACTAGTCAATGATGCTCTGGATGTATTAAATACTGTTGAAGTATCTCTGCTTGAAGCTGTTGATCTTGTGGTAATTGTACCTTGCGAAGTAGCAAACGTAGTTGTAGTATTTCTACTTGTACCTGTAGATCTTGAACTAATTCTACTTGTAATATATGCTGTTTCATAACTTGTAGACTGCGAAGTATTATCTACATAAGCAGTACTTGTAGTAAACGTAGTAGTTCTAGTTGTAGACTGAGTAGTGTTAGTATTTCTAGCTGTATTTGTTGAAACTGTAGTGTTGTCTTCATACGCTGTACTTGTAGTAAACGTAGTAGTTCTAGTTGTAGACTGAGTAGTGTTAGTACTTCTAGCAGTATTTGATAATCTTAATGTGTTATAACTTGTTGACTGACTTGTATTGGTACCTTGTGTAGTGTTAGTACTCTGAACCGTATTCGTACTTCTAGCAGTATTTGATAATCTTAATGTGTTATAACTTGTTGATTGAGAAGTATTAGTACCTTGTGTAGTATTTGTACCTTGTGTAGTATTAGTATTTCTTGAAGTATTAGATAATCTTACTGTGTTATAACTTGTTGATTGAGTAGTATTAGTACCTTGTGTTGTATTAGTACTTTGCACTGTATTAGTACTTCTAGCAGTATTAGATATTCTAACTGTGTTATAACTTGTTGATTGACTTGTATTAGTATTTCTTGAAGTATTAGATAATCTTACTGTGTTGTATGCAGTTGATTGACTTGTATTAGTATTTCTCGATGTATTCGATATTCTAACAGTATTGTAACTTGTTGACTGTGTAGTATTTGTGCTTCTACTCGTATTCGTTGCATGTGATGTATTTCTACTTGTATTTGTTGCTTGAGAGGTATTATTTGTAAATGCAGTACTGTTTGTAAACGCTGTGCTTCTAGAAGTATTTGTAGCCTGTGTTGTATTAGTGTTTCTTGATGTAGCAAATGATGTGTTATCTATATACGCTGTTATTCTGCTTGTGTTTGTATTTCTTGATGTACCAAAACTTGTGTTATCTATATAAGCAGTAATTCTACTTGTATTCGTGTTTCTACTTGTACCAAAACTTGTGTTATCTATATAAGC